TACGAGAACGCGGGTTGTACGAGGCGTATTTTAAAGATCTAAAGACAGGTCGTAGAGATAAAGAGGCCCGAGCACGCGCCATACAGGGCCGTATGCAGCAGGGCATGGTGTTCATGCCTAAAGACCTACACTTCACCGGCCCGCTTGTAGCGGAGCTCCTGCGCTTCCCTAACGGTGTACATGACGACCAAGTCGATGCCCTTGCATGGTTGGGCCTGATGATGACCGAATTTAGTACCTTCCATGAGCGAATCGAACACGTACCCACATGGCGAGACAAACTCCCAGGAATGTTTAAGGGTGAGAAGACTAAATCGGCCATGAGCGCATGACCATCGCTAACCCAATCACCATTAGGCCACCGTCACCGAGATATTAATAATGGCTAAATCAGACAAGATAGCACCCGAGAAAGAAGAGGAAATCACCCGTTTTCAGTGGGAACGCTACGAGCGCGCCCGCGATCATGGTCACTTAGACTATGTCGAGGTAGCAAAAAAGTGTGATGCTTTTTATCGTGGTAACCAGTGGGACTCTGAGGCAGTCAGGGCGTTAGAGGCTGAGGGTCGCCCTGCGCTGACTATTAATACTATTCTCCCTACTATTAATACCATCCTTGGCGAGCAGTCTAATCGTAGAGCAGACATACGGTTCAAGCCGCGTAGAGCAGGTACCGCTGAGGTAGCCCAGACACTGACAAAGCTGTACATGCAGATCTCAGATAACAACAAACTCGACTGGGTAGAACAAACCGTGTTTGCTGACGGCTTGATCATGGACGGTCGCGGGTTCTTTGATGCCCGCATCGACTTTAGTGATCACGTTGAGGGCGAAGTACGGGTCGTGGCTAAAGACCCCCTAGACATACTCCTTGATCCTGACGCGAAGGAGGCAGACCCGAAGACGTGGAACGAGGTGTTCGAGACTCGGTGGATGACCCTCGATGAGATTGAAGAGCTGTATGGCAAGAAGAAAGCTGACCGCCTACTCTTTATAGCAGAGAACGGGATGAGCTTCGGCCCCGACTCTGTCGAGTACCAAGAGACGCGCTTTAGCGGGGATGAGAACTCAAACGAGTACTTTGGGGCTAGTGCCCAAGGGGGCGATGAGTACCGCAACGTGAAGTCATTAAGAGTAATTGAGCGCCAACATAAGAAGATATCGCGCGCGATGTTCTTCATCGACCCTGATACAGGTGACCAACGCCAAGCTCCCGACGCATGGAACGAGGCTCGGGCTAAGAAGTTCGCTAAACAGTACGGCCTGTCGCTTGCGTCTAAGGTGATCAGAAAGGTTCGGTGGACTGTGACGTGTGACAAGGTGGTTCTCCATGATGACTGGTCACCTTACAAGACATTTACCATTATCCCCTTCTTCTGTTACTTCAGGAGAGGTCGCCCATTTGGGGTGGTTCGAAATCTACTATCGCCTCAAGAGCAGCTAAACAAAATATCATCACAAGAGCTGCACATCGTTAATACTACAGCTAATAGTGGCTGGATGGTTGAGTCAGGTTCACTGGTCGGTATGACCGCGGACGACCTCGAGGAGCATGGAGCGGAGACAGGGCTCGTGTTGGAATATGCGCGGGGCACTAACCCGCCACAAAAGATCCAGCCTAACCAGATCCCTACAGGGCTTGATCGTATAGCGATGAAGGCTGCGCTAAATATCAAGACTATCTCTGGCGTGAACGACAGCATGCTGGGCACGGACGGCGCAGAAGTGTCAGGTATCGCGATTCAGGCCAAGCAGAATCGTGGTGCGATCATGATCCAAGTACCTTTGGACAACTTGCGTAAAACGCGTCAATACCTTGCAGAGAAGATCTTAGACCTAGTTCAGTCCTTCTATACTGAGGAACGGATCATTCAGGTTACGAACGAAGCTGACCCATTGAAGCCCCGCGAAGACCTAGTGATCAATCAGGCTGATACTGCGGGTGAGATCATCAACAACCTCACTTTAGGTGAGTACGATGTCGTGGTCGCTACAGCACCAGCGAGAGATAGCTTCGATGAGGTTCAATTTGCTGAGGCTATCAGCCTGAGACAGGTTGGGGTTCAGATCCCTGATGACGCCATCATTGAGTATAGCCACCTCGCTAAGAAGGGTGAGCTTGCTAAACGCCTACGTATACTTACTGGCCAAGAGCCACCAACTCCTGAGCAAGCACAGGCACAAGCGGAACAGCAGCAGGTTCAAATGCAGCAAGTTCAACTTGAGATCATGAGGCTCGAAGCTGAAGTTAAGAAGATGCAGTCCGAAGCTGCGCTTAATATCGCGAAGGTACAAGACACTGCTGAGATAGAGCCTCAGCTACGTATGGCAGAACTTCAGTCCAAGATGGATATTGCCCAAGCGCAGCTTGACCTCAGACGTGAGTTGTCCTCAGCAACTAATTCACAGCGCGAAGCGCAAATGAACACCTCCGCAGCAACGAAGCTCGCAACCACCGCGTTGCAGGCATCGAAGGTCGCGGAGACTAAAGCCCCACCAAGCCCAGCAAATCTCATGCAGAGATAAGGAATACTTAATGAGTAAGAACGAAGATAAAACAGAAGATGCAGCAACGCAGTACGAAGTAATGCCTGGAGCGGATACCAACGAGGAGGTGTTCGAGCAGCTTGATCTTAGTTTCAGTGACGTAGAAGAATTGGCGCAAGAAAGTGTTGAAGAAGAAGAAGAATTGACGCAAGAAAGTGTCGAAGAAGGCGACGACGAAGCAGTTGTCGCTGAAGTAGAAGAAGGACAAGATGACACTGAAGATGAGGTTGTAGCAGAGTTAGAGGACGCAGCTGCCGTTAAGCCGTCCAAAAAGCAGATGGTCCCCAAAGCCCGCTTAGATGAGGTACTTGCTAAGCAAAAGGCGCTACAGAAACAACTAGATGAAATGGCCGCAGCAAATGTAAAAGCCGCAGAAGCGCCCGACGCATATGATTTTGATACGAAAGAAGTTGAGTACCAAAACATGGTGCTGGACGGTGAGACAGAGAAAGCGGTCGCTCTCCGTAGAGAGATTAGAAAAGCCGAGCGAGAGCAGCTTGAGTTTGAGATGCGACAGGAAATGAACCAGACCGTCACTCAAGATCGGCAGATGACCGCACTACAGAACGCCGCTGCGGTAATGGAAGAAGCGTACCCTGTATTTGATAGCAACTCTGAGGCGTTCGACCAAGAGATGACTAACGAAGTCGTAGATTTACGCGATGCGTTCATTTTGAAGGGATATGACGCCGTAGATGCCCTAGCAAAAGCTGTGAAATACGTTGTCAAAGACCACGACCTCGATCAAGCGCAAGAAAGTGTGCCAAGTCTAGCGGGTAAAGCGCAGAAAACTGATGAACTTGCTAAAAAACGCGCCGAGGTTAGCAAAAAACTTCGCGCCGCAGAGGCGCAACCGCCTGAACTTCCTGGTGAAAGTTCTTCTAGTCATGGTGAAAAAGGTCTGGATCTGAATTCTCTTTCAGAAGAAGAGTTCGATGCATTACCAGAAGCAACCCTACGTCGCTTACGCGGCGATATTATGTAGCAGAGGAACAAACATGTCAGAAAAAGACCCACGAATAGCCCGAGCTGGAGTCTCGGGCTTTAACAAACCCAAGCGGACACCGTCTCACCCTAAGAAGTCACATATTGTTGTGGCTAAAGAAGGTGAGAAGATCAAAACAATCCGCTTCGGTGAACAAGGCGCGTCTACCGCGGGTAAGCCCAAGGCGGGCGAGTCTGAAAGGATGAAGGCCAAACGCGCGAGCTTCAAAGCACGGCACGGTAAGAACATCGCAAAAGGCAAAATGTCAGCGGCCTATTGGGCGGATAAAGCTAAGTGGTGAAATAGTTGTTGCATTGCTATATTAGCTGGCCTAATATGCTATTACGTGTACCTGTACGATATCAGGTCGGCCCGTAGCCGTTAAAAACGTACTTCGCCTACACTAGGCGCAAAACCTGTCGAGGTCGCACCTCGTTAATCAGCGCTAGTTCGTCGTCCCACGATACGGGAGTACGGATTAGCCGCTCCTAAAGTCGGCTAAATGAACGGTGGCGTGTGTCACAACTAATATTGCCCTACTTTTACTAAGGAGCCTATCATGGCTGTAACAAACTTCGGTACGCTTACTGGCGACCAACTTCAGGCCTGGAGCCGCGACTTTTGGCGCGTAGCTCGTAATCAATCTTTCATCAACCAGTTCGCTGGCTCTGGTTCAAACGCAATGGTACAGCGCGTAACTGAACTGACCAAGAACAACAAAGGCACCAAAGCAAACATCACTCTGCTTGCTGACATGACCGGCGATGGTATCACTGGTGACTACACTCTGGAAGGCAACGAAGAAGCCTTGCGCGCGTACGACATCAGCATCGAACTGGATCAGTTGCGTTTCGCTAACCGTATTGCTGGCCGTATGACCGACCAGAAAACTGTTGTTAACTTCCGTGAGCAGTCACGCGACGCACTTGCTTATGCAATGGCTGACCGCTGTGACCAGCTGGCGTTCTTGACTCTGTCAGGTGTGGCTTACACCCACAAAAACAACGGTGGCCTACGTACTGCTTCCGCCACCGCTGGCCACGATCTCGCAGACCTCGAGTACGCCTCTGACGTATCCGCACCTACTAGTGATCGGCACCGTCGTTGGGATGCTACAAGTGGTCTGGTTGCTGGTGACACTACTGAAGTTGTTGCAGCTGACAAGATTGGCTACAGCACCATCGTAGAGCTGAAAGCCTATGCTAAAGACAACTACATCCGTGGTATTCGTGGTGCTGGTAACCAAGAAACATTCCACATGTTTGTTACTCCTCAGCAGATGGCAGCCCTGAAGTTAGACTCCGACTTCCTGGCTAACGTTCGTAACGCTGGCGTTCGTGGTACCTCTAACAGCCTGTTCTCTGGTTCTTCTAGCCTGATGGTTGATGGCGTGATGATCCACGAGTTCCGCCATGTGTTTAACACCTCTGGTGCTACTACTGGTACTTCAGTAAACGCTGGCGCAGTTGGCTACAAGTGGGGTGCTGATGCTGACGTAGTTGGCGGGCGCGCACTGTTCTGTGGTGCTCAGGCTCTGGCTCTGGCTGACATTGGTATGCCAGAAATGGTCGAAGATACTTTCGACTATGGTAACCAGTCTGGTATTTCGGTCGGCAAGATCTTCGGTCTTCGCAAGCCTAAGTACAACAGCGATATCTCTGGTTCAATCCAAGACTTCGGTGTAATTGCTTTAGATACTGCACAGTAAGCTAATCGCCCCCTCGAAAGGGGGGGCTTTTTAGATGTAGGTAAATAATCATGAAGATTGTAAGCGACAAGTTGTTACGAGTAGCAACTCTAGGTGGCTCAGCGGTTATTTTTTACCCTGGGGTACCGAAATCAATAGCAGATGAGATTGGTCTTTTGGCGATCCAAATGGGTGCCAAAGAATACAATGAAAGAAAAATACAAGAAAGCGAGGCCGTGTCGACCTCTTTCGAAGAAGTTATTGAGATAGCGGCTGAAACCGCTCTAGTTATTGAAACACCAAATTTAGTTACTGCCCTTGAGCAAATGATGGATGAGGGTGACCCAAAGAAATTTAAAGCTGATGGCTACCCTAAAGCTTCCGCCGTTAATAAAGCATTGGGGGTAACGGTTAGCACTGATGAACGG